TTGGTCAAAGGCAAAAAAGATATCTACGACCCCCGCCTCGATACAAGTGCGGGGGCCAACCCTACTAACGCAAGCTATCAGCAGTGGTCGGATAACCCCGCTCTGTGTGTGGCTAACTACCTGACCGATACGAAGTTTGGCCTGTCTATTCCAGTTAGTAAGATTGATTGGGCTGCGGTAGAAACTGCGGCTGATGCTTGTGATGTGGTGGTAAGCGTACCCGCTACAACGCAAAAGCGGTTCACTGCTAACGGTGTTATCTATGCAACCGATACGCACCAGAACAATATAGATAAACTACTCAGCGCCATGAATGGCAGCCTAGTGTATTCAAATGGCATATATACGATCAGAGCAGGTATCTATGAAGCCCCCACAGAGAGCCTCGATGAAGATGACCTCGCAGGCCCAGTATCGATTAACACTTCGGTGGAGCGCGGTCAGCGTTTTAATACAGTCCGCACGATTTTTGTTGACCCCACAAACAACCACAAAAGCATCGAAGCGCCAGCGGTTGGCCTTACGAGCGCAGTTGACCGAGATAATGGTGAAGTTCTAACAAGGGACGTACAACTGCCTTTCACGAACAACGTCTACATGGCGCAGAGGATCGCGCACAAGCAAGTCCAGATGACAGACCAGCAAAAGGTGCTGACCTTCCCTACTAACCTCACAGGGCTGCGCGTGGACGTTGGGGACAGGGTTCAAATAACAATTGCCGAGCTAAACTATAGCAACAAGGTCTTTCGTTGTGCTGGCTGGTCGTTTAGTGACACAGAGAGCGGGGTGGTTAACCTTACCTTGCTAGAAGATGACTCTGGCTCCTACGCTGACCCGACTGTTGCTGAGTACAGTGTTGTCAACGCCACCGGCGTCATCACAGAAGCCTTCCGTGGCGTACCTGATCCTCAGAACCTATCTGCTACGGCAGGGCTAAAAAACATCGAACTCAACTGGACTAACCCAGCAAACTCGAAGCTCTTTGAGACTATCGCGGTTTATGCCTCTGCGGATTCTTCTTGGGCTAATAGTCAACTGATTGGCGAGACTCGTGGCACCCAGTTCTTTCATGACGCATCCAACGCCATAGACCCATTAGCGGTAGGCGACACCCGCTATTACTGGGTTCGTGCTTTAGCTTATGGAGGTGGAAGTGATGACCCCTTTGTTCGCTCAGACCGAAACCCAGACAACGACACATCCAACATCGTCGCCACGGTGGGGCCAAACAACCCAGACTATTCAGACATTGTTGACAACACCCCAACGCAAGACGCGCCGAATAGCTTGGTTTTGGTGGAAACGACTGTCCTCGGCAATGACGGGACGGTGTTACCGGCGATAAGGGTTTCGTGGACAGCGCCAACAGCATCCACATATGTCAGCTTTTACGAGCTACAGTACAAACTGTCCTCGACTTTCGAGTTCAACTACGGGCTGATTGAAGACGCTTATACGGCGACTGAGAACTACGGCAGCATCGCCACAGCGCAGACTTTGGAGTTGGATTACGGCACTGTCGCAGACACGGTCCCAGGTCAGACTGAAACCTTTAGCTCTGTTTCTATCTATGGCGACAGCACTGTAATCACCGGCATCAAAGAGCTTGAGGAATACACGTTCCAAATCAGAGCGGTCACTTTCACCGGCAAGACATCTGACTTCCTGACCGGCGAGATAAACTTGCAGGGCGACCAGACCGCACCGGCACTGCCAGAAAACATCACAGCTACCGGCGGCATCCAGCAAATTAAGCTGAACTATGACATGCCAACGGATTCTGATCTGAGTTTCATTGAGATTCTAGAGTCAGAAAGCAACAACCTCGCCTCTGCCGAGCTTATCGTAAAGACTAAGTCAGACCAGCACACGGTCACTGGCCTACCTAACGATGCGACGAGATACTACTTCCTGCGTTCCGTAGACCATTCGGGGAACGGGTCGGCCTACAGTTCAAGTGTCACGGCAACCACCCAGAAGATTACGCTAGATGACCTTGGTAGCGACGTATCTGACGCCTTAGCCGGTAGTTCGGACACCGCTTACGGTGTGCAACCAGTAGGCACCTTGCCTTCTAGCGGAACGTATGTTGGCGAGATAGTTTTGCTGACAACCACCAACACCCTCTATGTCTGGACAGGACTCGTTTGGTCAGAGGACATATTCACTGCCTCGTCGGTAGACCCCGGGTCTATTACCGCTGCGTCGTTCGCGGCAGGCATTGAACCTATATCTGCGGTAAACAGTTTGCCGTCGCCTACAGGGTACACTGGAAGCTCTCTCGTCTTCCTCACCACAGATAAGAAACTGTACCGCTACGACTCTACTGTTCCTGAGTTTACAGCGGCGATAGCCACAGGTGACCTAGAGGGCACTATCCCGCCAGCTAACTTCGCTAGTGATTTGCGCCCTGTGGAAGTAGTTAGCTCTCTCCCCACTACAGATCTGACGGAGGGGCGAGTGGTTATCCTGACCACTGACAATGACAAGCTCTATCGTTATACGGGGACGCAGTGGACGAAGGCCATCAGCGCCGCAGACATGGATGACCAAATCGCAGTTGGTCAAATCGCAACAGACGCAGTCACCGCTGCAACCATCAGGGCTGGCGCGATATCCACTGCAAAGCTAGACGCTGGAGCGGTCACGGCTGCCACGGTAGATGTGGACGAACTGTTTGCTAATGAGGCTGTGATTGGTGCTATTCAGGCTTCTTCTATTACCACTGCTGCCATCGTCTCTACGATTGGTGACTTTGAGTTTATAGAGTCGGACAACATCGCGGCGGATGCGATAACGGCAGGGAAAATTGACGCTTCAGCCATAGACACCCGAGAGTTGAATGCAAACGCGGTGACGGCAGAGAAAATTGACGTAGTAAAACTGTCGGCAATATCTGCTGATGTGGGGGAAATAACTGCTGGCACAATCAACGCTGATGTCATCAAGCTAGACAATCTGACAATGGACACTGATGCCAACAACAATCTTGTCATCAAGAATTCTGGCGTCGACTCGGTGCAGATTAAACCAAACGCTCTGGGCACAACTAAGGGCGACTTCAGCGCTTCTCAAGATGCCGAACAGTACACGGCAAGCTTTAATGATTTTTTAGCTTCTGACCCCCCTTACCAATACGGGACTATAACCCTTGAAGCAATAGCTGAGTTGACATTTACGACGCCGCTGACAACATCAGACACCTTGCAGTACATCATTCAATGCGAATCTTTTGCGAATGGTACATCGTCTTCTAGCTCGCAGACCATGCTAGTTTTGCACGTCCAGAGGACGAACAGTCTTGGTCAAGCGTATGACATAAACGGAACGCGGTCTGGTGATGATAACTTCTATGCTGAAGTCATCCATCTTTTATCTAAAGCTACTGGGAGTATCAGCATCCCTGCTGCTAGGGATTTAAGGGGTGGAAGTACGGTTTATATCAAACTCTATGGTTTCCAAAAGAACATTTCGGATCCAAGTTGGAGAAATACCTTAGCAGGGGTGGAGGCTCTAGCCAGATGACGTACTACTACCGCACATCCGATAGAACGCTAGTCGTAGATTATCAGCAGTTGAACTATACCCGAAGGAATGAAGCCTTAGCGGAAACCGACTGGACGCAGACAAATGACTCGCCCCTCTCAGGCGCGGATCAGATAAAATACCGCACATACCGACAAGCCCTGCGCGACCTAACAACGCACGAAAACTGGCCTGAGCTTCAAGAGGAAGACTGGCCCACACTGGAGATTTAGATGGCTACTCAAGTACAGTTCCGTAGAGGAAGCACGTCACAGCACAATTCGTTCACCGGCGCTGTCGGAGAAATCAGCGTCAACACAACGACAGAAACGCTACACGTCCATGACGGGTCAACTACTGGCGGTTTCCCTTTAGCTAGGGCTGACGGAAATAATGTTGTCAATTGGGATGTAACCCGTGTTGATGTTTCTGGCGTCTACGAGATGAACGGAACCACTATCATCGACGCTAGCAGGCAGTTCGTCGGCGCTGGGCTTCAGATTGACACCACTAGTTCCAACTCTGTTGATTTCCAAGTTGTTGATAGCCAAGCCAATGCCAGTTTTAACGGCGCAAGAATCGACTACACCAGCACAGGGACGGATACCCTAACTGCTGACAGGAGTAAGGTTGCCCTGAACATTGTCGCAAATAGCGATGTCGCGGGCGGGGACACCAGCAACGAGCACAGGTTACATGGAATAAGGGTAGTCACGAAAGCCACGGGGGACAGCGACCTCATCTACGGTGTTTATAGCAGCGCAGAAGCAGAACAAACCACCGGCACAGTCTCTGCGCTTTATGGCTCTTATAATCAGGCGTTAGCCGATGCTGCTGCTGGTCAGATCAGCACCACCTACGGCTCCTACAACCTTGCCAGCCTTACCGCCAGTTCGGGCGCGACGTTAACGAATGTTTATGGGAGTTACAGCCTGGCGAACTTTTCTTCAACGCAAGACTCCGATGTCAGCAAGATGGTCGGCAATGCAGGTGAAGTCCAAATAGCAGCCTCGACAGGTCAGACAATATCAAATGGGATGTGTTTCGAGGCGCAGTTCGATAACAACTCTGCTGGCGCTACGACAATTAATAACGGTTATTTGTTCTACGGCAACTACGCGGGCACTCTCCCCACCAATGCGTGGGGTCTGTACATCAATGATGATGTCAAAAGCTATAGTGCTGGCGGTCTTCTAATAGGCACGACAGAAACCAGCCCTTGGAACAACGGCACCGCCACTGGGATCTATTTGGTATCTGGCGGGAGGATTGGAGTTGCGGCATCTGAAGAGCCGGGTCTTGATGCAAACCGCGTTACCACGACGGGTGATATCGTTCGGGCCAGATATGAAGGCGTCAACCTCGGTGCCTTATCGTCATTTGACCAAGGCGGGACGGAGCGCATCGCTCTCACCAACGCTGAAGGCAACGGGATTGGCGTGAGGCGCAGCGATTCTACCACATATCAAATAGTCCCGTTAGTCGGCAGAGCTACGGTTACAGACCCAGCGGCAGATTTAGGAAGCACAACGTGGCGCTGGCAGAATCTTTTTCTTCATGATGGGGTTGTCTTTGGAGATGCAGGAGGCTCTGGCACCACTACAGGAACAAAGCTCGATGCTTACGAAGAAGGGACTTGGACACCGGCCTATACGACTTCCAACAGTGACGGCACCTTTACGCACGACGAAGTTTGTGTAGGGTATTACACACTAATCGGTGATTTGGTCTATGCGGCTTTCAGGATACGAACTGACGCGGCAAGCGGGGTCACCGGCAACTTATATCTTTCGGGCCTGCCTTTCGCGGCGAAGAATGTCAGCCGAGTAGGGCAGAATGGCTCTCTAGTCGTTGGTCGAGCGGCTAACTTCGGAACCTACTGGCCCGTCATGGGTTACGTTGCGGATAATGCGTCGTACATCAATATCTTGGCGCTTTCATCCCTCAACGCAAACAATCAAATAACTGCTGCCAACATCTTAGCACTTGGCACAACAGCGAATCAGAACGACCTGATGGGTCACATCGTTTATAAGAAAGCATAGGAGGAACACATGCTGACAGAATCAACCGAAACAGACAAAGTAGAGATCACCACACACCCGCAATGGAAAATGGTGGGGGTGCGAACAGCTACTGTCGTGTATCGCGATGACGTGGAAATATCGCGCAGCAACCACAGGAAAGTGATTAGCCCGATTGACGATTGGAGCGCCGAGCCTGCCGACGTGCAAGCAATCTGTAACCTGTACCACGACGCTGATGCCATCGCCGCGTTTCAGGCCTCTTTGAATTCTAGCGAATAACGGGGCTAA